TGAGTATTATCACACATCGTCTTCCAAGCCCCTAGAGGTCGTCACTACCACGACGACTTCTTCCGCGGCTCCCGCTATCGGCACGATTGATCAAGTCCAGACTGCGATTAACGGTTTGACTTACACGTCTACCACGACCATTGCCGCCGACGGTTCTTCCAAGAAACTTTTCATCTACCCCTTCTGCTTAGATACCGGTAAGCTTCAGCCTACGGGCTCGCTGAATTTCAGCCGATTGGACAGTGCTCGCCTTTTAACTGAAGGTGGCCCTGGTTTTGATGCCGATGTGTACGGTGTAAATCTTAACATTTTACGCATAGAAAATGGTATGGGTGGTTTAATGTACAGCAACTAAATGAACACGTAGTATTTTCCCAACTAGTATTAAATGTGGGGATTCTTATTTCTCGTATTTTTCGTTTTTATGATCACCTACGATCCTAAATCCGGAACACTTAATAAATATATTCCAGTAGAGAATGCAAAATGCAAAGATGGCCATTACCAGGAAATACAATTTGGACAACAGGGATACCAGTGTCCAACCACCGAAAGATCCAATATGGGTGTAATTGTATCTACTTAAAAACAAGATGACCGTAATAATTACAGCATGTTTGCATTTGATCGCGAGACCGCACTTCTCGTAGCCGTAGCCGTTTGTGTTGTTGCATCCGTTTATATGTACCGTGAACTCAGACGTTCCAAGGATGATATCACCCAAATTAAGGATGTTCTCGATCGCGCAGCCGAGGAAGATGAGATGTATATGGAACAGGAAGAGAGTGGCACGCATGCACCGTCGGTGAATCTAGATGACGCCGGTCAGGGTGCGACCCCCACTTTTGACCCACAGAATCAACCCATGATGACCATGGGAGCTATGTCTATGCCTGAGAAACTTTCGCCTCAATAATCTTATCAGGGGATTGTAGAGGCTAATGAGCAATGAAAAAACATAAAGCTATAGCTATACCCGTAACGTTTGCTGGTGATACACCCCGTTTTCTCACGGTGCGAGACAAAAGATTCAAAGAGTGGATTTTTGTAACTGGGGGATGTAGACGTCGCGAGATCTTTTGTCCTATACGATGTGCATTACGTGAACTAGAGGAAGAGACTAGAGGTGTCGTCTCTTTGAAAAGTGGAGAATATACAAGTTTTTCGTTTACAGTAAAAGAAAGTCCCGGTGTCGAACTAGAGTATACAGTATTTATATTTTTTGTTGATTATTCAAAAACTGAACAATTAGAGCTTATACGCAGGTTTAACGAAGAAAAGTATAAAATGCATACTAAGAAAATACATATGAAAAGAACGTATGATGAAAATGATTTTATGAGCTTCGATACATTACATGAGTTCAATGTACGAAGATGTTGGGAACGAATAGTAAAAAACGTCGTTAACAATCCAGAATTTTACGCATGCGTGACTTCTCTTAACAGAAAAACCTTTTCTATAAAATAATGAAGTCGAAGAATTATATCCTTCAGCAAATTAAAGAACTGTTAATCGATAGGAAGTCTTATAGCGAAGAGAGAGCGGAGCAATATATAGAAACCATTAGAACCAAGACAGTCTACGAACTTTTAGTAGAAAAAAAAGAACTTAGTACTCAAGAAGAAGAATACAGGGACGTGTCGTGCAGGACTTCTATATGGCATGAAGAAGAGTATTAAAAAAACCCCCCTATACAAATGTAAGTATGTTTAGATCTAGGTGCCTGAAAGACGGTTTCGTCTTTAAGGAAGGCTCCAATCTATCACATGTGCTCATGGACGGTGGATCTAATAGCCGTCTATCTGTTCCTTTTGATAGATTGAATGAATTTTATTCGATATATGTTGATTGCGTGAAATCGGGTGAACGCGTCTGTCTTGTTGAACAGAAAACGGATACGTTTAATTTTTTCGTCGATCTCGATTATAAAGATAAGGAGGATATACCATTCGAGCGACTCGAAGAGTATACCCGTACAATTTGTGACCGCGTTACACATTTTGGTGGAAAAGATGTTCTTATATCCGTGGCTGAACCAAAGTCGTGTGGCGAAGGTATGATTAAGTATGGTATTCACATGAATTGGCCTGATTTTGTCGTTGATCATGGATCAGCCATGGCGCTGCATTCACACATCGTATCGTCGTTGAATCTAATGTTTCCGGGTAAGTCGTGGAGTGATATAGTGGACACAGCCGTGTACGGGGGTGGGCGGCGAACCTCTAAGGGTAGTGGTTTTCGGATGCCATGGGCTCACAAGTATGTTAAGCGTGAATATCACGGAGCTTACAAACCGGTACTCATGTACGCACACACAAATGGGGGTCTTACTCGTATCCATGATAAGGGTCCAAATGTTGAAACCATGCATATGTCTACACTGCGTACACAAGTTACGAATCCCATTATAATCGAAGGATCGAAACGTGAGGAAGGTGGCTTCTCTCTTCGGGAAACTAAGAATGTTTACACGGATGAAAAAATTATTTTTCAAATTGAATCTTTTATTCAAAAAAATTTGGAGGGACAAAAAAATTCTAAGATTACAAAAGTGTTCCAAGATAAAAATATTTTTTTAGTGGGAACAAACTCTCGGTATTGTGAAAATCTTCGTCGAGAACATATGTCTAATCATGTATGGTTTAGGATAGAGGGGAGAACTATTGCACAACGGTGTTTTTGTACATGTCCCACCATGAAAGGTAGACGATATGGGTTGTGTAAAGATTTTTACGGACGAAAACATGAATTACCTGACAAGATATTCCGTGAACTATACAGGGATGGGTATAAGCCACCATTTGTCGAAACACCTAATAACGCATGCATGCCATGTCAAGAAGTAAAAAAGGAAGATCCCCTCGAGAGTGTAAATATGTTGAAGAAGTTCATGATTAAAAACGTCTTACCGCCGGACACGGATATAATTATTAAAAGTATAACCAAGAAGTCTAAATTTAAAAATGTCGTTAACACCAATTACAAGTGCAATACATGTAATAAAACAAATACACAGTTTAATATAGTAAAAAATCAAATTGGTCAGGATTGTTCGTGTAAGAAGCGTGAACATATCCTTACAGATAAAATACTCAGAGTATTATAGGATGTTCGTTATTCTACTGATTGGTATATTTGCGTATATGATATCCAAGATCACGTTTATAGATAATGAGTTAGATATCGTACACGAACTAATCAAAGAAACGTACAAGTATTCTGGTATAAACCAGCCACATTATAAAGCATTTTTAGCTAATATAGGTCTTGCAAAGGAGTACAAGGCGCATGTTGGTCAGTCACAAAAGTTTTTACATCAAGCTTTAGTACACTTGAACGAAATCCCGTTGTTTTTAGACATACCAGAACAGGAATACGCAGATGATATCGCTAAAATTTCGAACAGGTTGGGAATAGAGTTTGAAAGAGTTTTAATGAACGAGGCTATTCATCGTAAGCTTGAATTTATACCTAAATACATTTAAAAGGATTAGGAGTAATTGTATCAAATGACCGTAAACACGGGTAATGCTACTCATATTATCACGCGCTCAGGACGAATCTCTAAAAAGCCCGATCGTTTAGAACCCACAGAAGATGTATTCGAAGATGATTATTCAGAAGGTGAGTACGATACAGATTACGACAATTCGGACGAGGATTTATGTGAAACCGAGACGGATACGGAAGATGAGTTGTCCGATAGTGAAGAGGATGAACATGGTAATTTAAAGGGGTTCGTAGTCGACGATGACGACGATAGTGATGAGGAATATGAAGCTTAAAAAAATGAAAAACTATTATACATATGGAAACTGATATTGGGAAGCCCATAGAGTATAATCCAACAGATATTTTGGACGATAAAGATGGGGGAATCGAACATGAACATGAACCTGCGGAACAGCAGGTAGATCAATACTATTACCCCCCTCAGCCTCAATACATTGTTCCTCCGCCAGTAGCCGAAGACTCAAAAAAACAGGATATTTTTTCATCTTTAGATAAGGTAGCTTACGTAGTAATCTTTGTAGCGTTTATCTTAGGCTTTTTTATGGGAAAAACTCTTCAACCAGTTATCCTTAGAACTGGTTGAAAATGGAATAAAATCCTGTACTGGTTTTTCTTTATTTTTTAAAATGGCGTCCGACCTGTCGGTAATTACTGGTCTTATTAGATTATCAGTAATTACTGCCGAAGCCAAACCTTCTTTTTCGTATAAAGCGTCTATATCTGTTAACATAAAATTAGAAGATGCACTTCTATTCGTATCTAGAAAATTTACATCTACATCCCTACTCTTAGACTCCGTTTCAGCCTGTTTCCTCAAAGCTAATTTAACGCGTTCTACGTTATCTACTGGTAATATCTCACGGGACATCGTACTATTAAAAGTGTACATTTTTTTAATAGTACGAGATGGATT